AGATGGATCAGATGCACCAAATGATTACCAATGTCGGCAAGTCGATTGAGATGCAAGACATGAAGCGCAAAGACTACGAGGCCGAGATCAAGGCGTACCAAGCCGAGACACAGCGCATTAGCACAGTCCAAGCCAGTATGTCACCAGAGCAGATTCAGGACATCGTGATGGGTACAATCCACGCAGCAATGGATTCTGGCGATATTGTGAACGGATCACCAGAAGTGCGTGAACCCGCAGAAATGCCTGAGATGCCTAAGATGCCAATGGAACAACAAGGTATGGAGCAAATGCAACCACAAGGAATGCCAAATGAAATGCAATGATTTTATGGGAATGCTATTCCTAGCCCGTGATGTGACTCACAGTGTTCATCTGAACACCCGCAGTTACTCCAAGCACGTTGCGCTTAATATCTTCTATGACCGCATTGTTGGCGCTGCCGATGACTTTGCCGAGGCTTACCAAGGCAGACACGGTATGATTGGGCCAATTAGCCTGATGTCTGCCAAGAAAACGACCAATGTGATCGAATTCTTGCAAGACCAGCTTGACGAGATCGAGAAGTGCAGATATGAGGTGGTTGACAAATCAGACTCATCGCTGCAACAATTGATTGACAACATTATTGAGATTTATCTTCGCACTTTGTACAAACTGCGCTTTTTGGCGTAAAGGATCATCATGGAACTCTTAAACCCTCTGGCAGACACTAATTTTCCAGCCAAGTCCATTTCTTACACTGGCACTGCTGGCGTAACTGGTGCTTGGCCTGCTGGCGCTCAAGGCGTGGTGGTTTGGTCTGACCAAGCGTGCTATGTGTTGGTCGGCGAAGGTGTTACGGCTACAACAGCCAGCACACCCATCCCCCCATTTACACCGATTCCATTCAAAGTGCCTACCAGCGTTAGCGGTCAGTGGCGCGTGAGTGCGATCCAAGTGTCTACTGGCGGCACAATCTACTGCAAACCAATGAACTCACAATGAGTTACTTTGGCATCCCTATTCGGAACGGTGTTGCCATCGGTATTGGCAACATTATTTCCCTTTTGTCGGGGTATGCCAGTGCAACGGTGCAGGGCAATCTTTTAACTGAGATCGGCGACAACCTCGTGCAAGAGGATGGCGGTCTAATTTTGTTGGAGTGATAAATGGCTGATACAAAAATCTCTGCTCTACCGAGCGCAACCGTCCCACTAGCGGGTACTGAGGTACTGCCAATTGTGCAGGGCGGTGCAACCACCAAGGTAAGCGCCAACGGCCTGTTCAACAATCCAACAGTGACCAATTACACCGAGGCGGTTGTTGTCATTGGCACAGTGACCACTACAAACACTATTGCTTTGACCACTGGCACGGTGCAGACTGCAACCCTGACAGCATCCACAGCTTGCACATTTACGATGCCTACCGCTACGGCTGGTAAGTCCTTTGTACTGCTACTTAAACAGGCAGCAACCACAGGTAACGGCACAGCAACATTTACGGGTGTAAAGTTTAATTCTGCTGGCGCACCAACAATTACTGCAACCGCTGGCAAGATGGACATTTTGACCTTTATTGCTGACGGCACAAACTGGTACGGTTCTGCCTCTCAAGGGTACACACCATAATGTTTGCCGCTAAAAACTTCTTGTTGGCGGGCGGCGGGCCTCTGCCAACTCCGACAGTTGAATACCTTGTTGTCGCTGGTGGCGGCGGTGGTGGTTCTGGACAAAGTGCAATTGCTGGTGGTGGTGGTGGCGCAGGTGGTTTTTTAACTGCAACTGCCTTTGCAGTTGCATCTGGTTCAGCCATAACAGTAACGGTTGGCGCAGGAGGCACAGGCGCAACCGATACAACTCCCAATTCCAACACAAACGGCTCAAATTCTGTATTTAGCACAATCACTTCAACAGGTGGTGGTTTTGGTGGAACAACTGGAACAGTTACTGGACAAAATGGTGGCTCTGGTGGCGGTGGCTCGGCTAGTTTTTCCGGTGGAACTGGCGTAAGTGGTCAAGGAAATGCGGGAGGCGTTGGTCAACCATCAGCAGTTTCTTATGGTGGAGGTGGTGGCGGTGCAAGTGCGGCTGGTACAAATGGTTCAAACGCAGTAGGTGGAACTGGCGGCGCTGGAACAGCATCCTCTATTACAGGCTCAAGCGTAACTTATGCTGGTGGTGGTGGTGGTGGACTAGAAGCCCCCGGAACTCAAGGTGCTGGAGGTGCTGGAGGTGGTGGTACTGGCAATAATGGCGCGGGTACAAACGGTACAAGTGGAACTGCTAACCTTGGTGGTGGCGGCGGCGGTGCTGGCAAGTCAACTGGCGGTGCGGCAGTTAATGGTGGCAACGGCGGTTCGGGTGTCGTAATCATTCGCTATGTTGATTCCTACCCTGCTGCAACAGCAACCACAGGATCACCCACAATCACGGTTGCTGGTGGCTACCGTGTCTATCAATGGACTGGCTCAGGGAGTATCACATTCTGATGGCACACTTTGCACAACTTAATTCTGAAAATGTTGTAGACCAAGTTGTCGTTGTTAACAACGATGACGCGCCCGATGAGGCATCTGGTATTGCATTTTTGAATAGCTTATTTGGTAACGGCACTTGGGTGCAGACCAGCTATAACGGCAACATCCGTAAAAATTACGCTGGTGTTGGTTACACTTATGATTTAGGCCGTGATGCGTTTATTGCACCACAGCCATACCCAAGTTGGGTATTGAACGAAAACACTTGTCTTTGGGATTCCCCAGTACCAATGCCCACGGATGGGGATTATTCTTGGGATGAATCAACAACATCTTGGGTTAGGGCTAGTGCATAACCCGAATATCTGATATATTTGTAAAAACCGTACCAGCGAGGTTCACTGGGGAATCGAAGGATTCATTGAAATGACTGAAGAAGTCCAAAACCTAGCGGAAGTTGACTCCGTGCCAACACCAAGTGAGACGGCCTCACCGGAAGTTGTAGAAGTTACGCCGGAGACACCAGAGGTAGTCAGCAAGACATTCTCGCAAGAGGAACTTGATGCTGCAATTGGTAAGCGCCTCGCAAGAGAGCAACGTAAATGGGAACGAGAGCAAGCAAATCGCCAAGCGGAAACGCAGGTGATGAAAGCTGCACCAACGGCAACCGTTGACCAGTTTGAAAGCCCCGAAGCCTATGCGGAAGCATTGGCCTACTCAAAGGCTGAAGAATTGATCGCTAGACGAGAAGCCGCCAAGCAGCAATCGCAGGTTCTTGAAAGTTATCACGAGCGTGAGGAAGAAGCGCGGAGCAAATACGAGGACTTTGAACAAGTTGCGTATAACCCCAAGCTGACAATCACAAATGTGATGGCAGAGACGATCCAATCTTCGGATGTTGGCCCCGACTTAGCCTATTGGCTTGGGACTAACCCCAAAGAAGCAGACCGTATTTCCAGAATGTCGCCACTCAGTCAGGCAAAGGAAATCGGAAAGATTGAGGCTAAATTAGCTTCTGACCCTCCGGTGAAAAGATCAACGTCTGCGCCAGCACCTATTTCGCCAGTTAATGCCCGATCCTCTGGATCACCAGCACTTGACACTACCGACCCACGCTCTATCAAGAGCATGACAACCTCGGAGTGGATTGCGGCTGACAGGGCAAGACAGATGAAAAAGTGGCAGTCACAGGCTAACCGCTAACTTTTTTAAGGACTTTTAAAATGTCAAACAGTATCCTAACGATCGACATGATCACCCGCAAGGCTCTCGAAATTCTTGAGAACAACCTTGTTTTGACCCGCAATGTAAACCGCCAGTACGATGACAGCTTTGCTGTTGAAGGTGCAAAGATCGGTTCAACCCTGCGTATCCGTTTACCCGACCGTGCTTTGGTCACTGACGGTGCTGCCTTGCAAGTGCAAGACGACAACGAACAGTTCACCACATTGTCTGTAAACAACCAAAAGCACATTGGTGTTAACTTCACATCTGCTGAATTGACCATGCAATTGGATGACTTCGCAGAGCGTGTTCTCAAGCCTCGTATCAGCCAATTGGCATCTTCTATTGATGCTGACGTTGCTAATGCGTACAAAACCATTGGTAACACCGTTGGAACACCCGGCACTACTCCTTCGACTTCTTTGGTCTTGTTGCAAGCCCAACAGAAATTGAACGAGAACGCTGCTGTGATGTCCCCACGTTACGCAACCGTAAACCCTGCTGCTAACGCTGGCTTGGTTGAAGGCATGAAGGGTCTGTTTAATCCAACAGATACCGTTAGCCGTCAATTCAAGAACGGCATGATGGGCGCTGGCGTATTGGGCTTTGATGAAGTCAATATGTCTCAGTCTATCAAGCAACACACTACTGGTTCACGCAGCGCAACTGCTTCTACATTGGTTAAGACCCCCGGCGTTACTTCCGAAGGTTCTTCAACCATTCTGTTGGAGCAAGGTTCTGTGTCAACAACAATCAATGCTGGTGACGTGTTCACTATCAGTGGTTGCAATGCTGTTAACCCACAGACCCGTGAAACCACTGGTTCATTGTTCCAGTTCGTAGCTTTGACTACCGTTGCTGCCTCATCTGGCACTTGGACTGTGACCGTTGCTCCTATGTACTCTGCAAATACTGCTTTGGCTACTATGGATGTCTTGCCTGCAACTGGCGGCACTGTAACCTTTGTTGGTACTGCTTCTACTGCATACGCACAGAACTTGGTCTATCACAAAGATGCGATCACTTTTGCTACTGCTGACTTGTTGCTGCCTCAAGGCGTTGACATGGCTTCTCGTGCGGTTCATAACGGTATCAGCTTGCGTGTTGTGCGCCAGTACGATATTAACAATGACCGTATGCCTTGCCGTATTGACGTACTGTATGGCTTTAGCACCATCCGTCCACAGATGGCTTGCCGTATCTGGGGCTAAACAAATGGGGCTTCGGCCCCGTTTTTCGTATTAACATTTTTAAGGATTAAATATCATGGCTCTCCCTAATGGCGCAGGCGGTTACCAACTCGGTGACGGCAATCTAACAGAGATTATTCTTGGCACTCAACCAGCACCCACAGCTAAAACAGCGGCAGCTACTTTGACTGCTGCTGAATTGGCTACCGGTATCATTACTTACACAGGCGCAGCCGTTGCTTTGACTGTACCTGCTGGTGCTGATTTGGATGCTGCTTTCTCTAGCATGAAAGTAAACAGCTCGTTTGACTTTGTGATTATTAACACAGACGCAAGTGATGCTGCTACTGTTACTGCTAACACTGGTTGCACCTTGGTTGGTGTTGCTGCTGTAAACGCTGTGACATCCGCAATGTGGCGTGTTCGTAAGACCGCTGATGCCACATACGTTTTCTACCGTATTGCTGGTTAATCCCAAGCCCCCACTTCGGTGGGGGCATCATTAAAGGACTAAATCATGGCAAATTCAAAACCCGTTGGCGTTGCGTATTCTGATCCAGAACTTGTTGCTGGGACTACGATTACTGGCGCTACCATCAGTGGTTCTACTATCAGTGGTGCTACCATCAGTGGTTCTACTTCGACAACTGCCACAGTTAGCGGCACGTTTACTGGCCCTATTCGCCTTCCTGTTGCCGCTGTTGCGGCGGCTGGCAGTAATCAAGGCGATGCTGCTGCACTAGCCGAAGGTATCAATGTCGTTTCGGCGGCAGATGGCACTAAAGGCGTGATTTTGCCCACAGCGGTAGCTGGTATGGTAATTATTGTTAAAAACACCGCTGCTGGTGCGCTGAAGATTTATCCCGCCACTGGTGGGGCAATCAATGCAGTCGCGGCTAATGGTGCGTATAGCATTACAAACGTTACCAGTTCGTTGTTGGTGGCATCTTCCACCACCCAGTGGTATTCTGTTCCATTGGTAGCATCCTAAATAAAAGGGGGCTAATCACCCCCTTTTTACTATGAACATTTATCTTTCTCATCCCGTCCACGGACGCAAAGTTGCCACTATGGAACTTGAAGCTGTTTACGATGAAACAAACGGCTGGACACGGTATACTCTGGATACGCCCTCGGAATCCGAAGATGCGGCCCCTGTGAATGCACTGGGAACAAAGCGCAAATATGTTCGCAAAGTAGAAACTGAGACTGCAACCGAAGGGGTTTAATTATGGCTACCACCGCTGGCGATCAAATCAATCGGGCGCTTCGGCTGCTCGGCGTGCTTGCCGAAGGTGAAACGCCATCCGCAGCAACATCGCAAGATGGACTGACTGCGCTAAACCAAATGATTGACTCGTGGAATACAGAACGTCTGTCTGTATTCAGCACGCAAGATCAAATCTTCACATGGCCTGCGGGTCAGATTACTCGCACACTTGGCCCAAGTGGTGACTTCATTGGCAACCGCCCAGTCTTGTTTGACGATGCCACTTACTACCGTGACCCCGGCACAAATGTGTCTTTTGGCATCAAGTTTATCAATCAGCAGCAGTACGATGGCATTGCTGTTAAGACTGTAACTTCCACGTACCCGCAGGTCATTTTTGTCAACATGACCTACCCTGACGCTACGATGACGGTGTACCCCAAGCCCACACGGGACTTGGAGTGGCACTTCATTTCGGTTAATGAACTGAGCAACCCTGCCGTACTGACAACCAATCTGACATTCCCACCGGGCTACCTGCGTGCGTTTGTCTACAACTTGGCAATGGAGATCGCACCTGAGTTTGGTGTTGAACCCAGCCCCCAAGTGACCCGTATTGCCATGACTAGCAAGCGCAACTTGAAACGCATCAACAATCCTGATGACATCATGTCTATGCCTTACTCTCTCATAGCAACTCGTCAACGCTTCAACGTCTATGCGGGTAACTACTAATGCAAACACCGATTCTGGGCGCGTCTTATGTCGCACGCAGTGTCAATGCTGCGGATAACCGACTTGTCAATCTTTTTCCAGAGGCTACCGCCGATGGGGGCAAGACTGCGGGATTCTTTAACCGTGCGCCGGGACTCAAGTTCCAGCAAACCATAGGTACTGGCCCAATTCGGGCGCTGTGGGCGCACCAGACCAACGGCAGCGACTTCTATGTCGTATCGGGTACTCAGTTCTACAAAGTCACTGGATTGACCGCTACACCCACTTTGTTGGGTACGGTGACTGGAACTGGCCCAGTGTCCATTGCTGACAATGGCACACAAATCTTTTTGGCTTGCAATCCTGACGGGTTTATCTACAACGAAGTTACCAACGTATTTGCCAAGATTACCGACCCTGACTTTCCGGGTGCTGTGACCGTGGGTTATTTGGATGGGTACTTTGTGTTTAATGAACCCAACAGCCAAAAGGTGTGGGTAACTGAATTGCTTGACGGCAGTTCGGTTGACCCTCTCGACTTTGCGTCTGCTGAAGGCTCACCCGATGGATTGGTTGCCATTAACGTAGACCACCGCGAGGCTTGGCTGTTTGGTACTGATTCAATTGAAGTCTGGTATGACGCTGGACTGGCTGACTTCCCTTTAACGCGCATCCAAGGGGCTTTTAACGAAATTGGATGTGTAGCTGCATTCTCCATCGCAAAGCTGGACAATGCCCTATTCTGGCTCGGCACGGATGCCCGTGGGCAGGGAATCGTTTATCGCGCCAACGGCTATACAGGTGTTAGGGTTTCTACCCATGCCATTGAGTACGCTATCGCACAGTACGGCAACCTTTCGGATGCTGTGGCCTACACCTACCAGCAAGAAGGCCATGCCTTTTATGTGCTGACATTCCCCACTGGTAATGCCACTTGGGTCTACGATGTGTCTACTCAGGCTTGGCATGAACGTGCTGGCTGGAACACTAGCCTTGGTCAATTCACTCGCCACCGTAGCAACTGCCAATGTAATTTTGGCGGCAACACGGTAGTTGGCGATTTTGAGAACGGCAACATCTACACCCTTGATCTTGAAGTTTACGCTGACAATGGTGGCATCCAAAAGTGGCTGCGGTCATGGAGAGCATTGCCAACAGGCACAAATAACCTCAAGCGCACAGCGCAGCACAGCTTGCAACTCGATTGTGAATCAGGTACTGGCTTGGTCACAGGCCAAGGCAGCGACCCTGAGATCATGCTGCGCTTTTCTGACGATGGTGGTCACACATGGTCTAACGAGCATCTGAGCAAAATGGGCAAGATCGGCGAGTATTACCGCCGTGTCTTTTGGCGCAGGCTGGGCATGACCCTTAAGCTGCGTGACCGTGTTTACGAAATATCGCAGACTGACCCAGTTAAGGCGGTCATCATGGGTGCTGAAGTAATCATTAGTCCCACCAACGCATAATGGCTACAACGCCCAATATTACCCAGATCACGGCCCCCCGTGTTCCGCTGATTGATCAAAGGTCAGGGTTGATGTCGCGGGAGTGGTATCGGTTTTTTTATAACCAATATGTGATTACTGGTGATGGGACTGGCGTTACCGCAGCTATCAATGGTGGCACTGGCATCTCGTCCTATTTGGTGGGCGACTTGCTGTATGCCAACACCACAACGACATTGGCAAAACTTCATCCGGGTTCTGCTGGTCAGGTGCTTGTCACCAATGGCCCCAGTGCTGCACCATCTTGGGCAACCTCAACAGGGACAGCCCCAGTCACCAAGACTGCGGACTTTACCCTAGCGGACACTGATTCTTGGGTAATCAACAACAAGTCAGGCTCGACCTGCACCGTCACCTTACCAGCGCCATCTGCCTACATTGGGAGACAGGTTGTGTTTAAGAATATGCAACCACAGCTTTTGGTGTCAGCTTCAAGTAATGTTGTGCCAATTGACAGCACATCGGCTGGAACGGCGATTCTTTTGGATGTTGTGGGAAACTCGGCGACAATGGTGTCTGATGGCTCAAACTGGGTCATCATGCAAGCCTCGTCTAACAACAACCTGCTTTTGGAATAATCTGATGCAAGTCACTTACGGTAAAGGTTTTGAAGTTGCGCCAAACGCCCCAGTAAAAGTGCGTTTTCGTGAGGCTATTCTTACCGTGCAGGATGGAATGCAGAAACTGATTGACGAGGGTGCTATTGAGTCAAACCTTGACGATTGTGTGCTAAGGCACTACTTTACGCCAAAGGATGAGAAGTACGGCTGCTGTACCTATGCCCGTGAAATGATGATCCCAAAAGGAACATTAATCATTGGAAAGATTCATCGTCACCAGCATTTGAATTTTATTTCCAAGGGCAAGGTCAAAGTTTTTACTGAATTTGGGGAAAAACACCTTGAAGCCCCATGCACTTTTATCTCTGAAGTTGGGCTAAAGCGTGCGGTCTATGCTGAAGAAGATACCATCTGGACTACTGTTCATTTGACAGAATTCGACAAAGAAGCCGAATTGGATAAAATAGAGACAGAAGTCATTGCCCCGTCTTATGACGATATGGGTTTAATCGCATCAACTGCTGCATTGCAGTTATAAGGAGAAATATTATGGCATGGGGCGTTGTAGCAACAATAGGTGGAAATTTATATAGCGCATCTCAAAACCGTGAGGCAGCATCACGCGCCTCTGACGCGGCGACTCAAGCTAATGAACGCTCGATGGCTTTTCAGCGTGAGATGTTTGACAAGCAGCTAGGATTGACCGCCCCTTACCGTGAAGGTGGCGCTACTGCTCAAAACCGATTGATGGAACTCTTGGGTATTGGCACTAACACTGGGGGTGCTGACTACGGTAAATACGGGCGCGACTTTAGTATGTCCGATTTTGTTACTGATCCCGGATACAACTTTCGTTTAACCGAAGGACAGCAGGCCATTGACCGCAGTGCTGCTGCCCGTGGTGGTACGCAATCTGGAGCAGCACTCAAAGCGGCTGCTCGGTATGGTCAGGACATGGGATCGCAAGAGTACGGTAGAGCATATGACCGCTACAACACTAACCGGAGCAATCAACTCGCACCTCTTGGCAGCATAGCCACTATGGGTGCAAATGCTGCCACCAATAGTGCAACCGCAGCGGGTGACTATGGTTCAAGAGGTGGCAGGCTACTGTCTGACACGGGTGTAACTCAAGGCAATGCTCTTTTGGCAGCACAACGATCTAACAATTCGGCTTATGGTGATATTGCAAAAAGTTTTGGCAGCATGGATTTAGATAAATTTAATCTTAATACTGCGCCTTGGATTGGCGGCGGCAGCATCTGGTAATCCCAGCTAAAGGAATATCATGGCACTTAATTTTGACCTTCTTCAGCCTGCAAACATTGGGGCAAATTTTATGGCTGGGCGAAAAGAAGCACAGGACATGGAAACAGGTAGATTGCAACAGCAAGAAGCCAGACTTAAATTGGATGACTTTCAACGGAAACAGGCTGGGTTAGATCAGTTTTTGTCTGAAGCAGAAAAGCGTGGGCAAACTGGCGATCCAGTAGATGTGGCAAGTAGTTATTACAAATACGCAATGACCCAGCGTAGCCCCGAACTGATAACTCAGGCTACAACTTTGTTGCAAACAGCACAGCAACGCAAGAAATTTAACGAATTGCAGAACCCCAACCAATTGGCTGGGGTTGCACGGCCTGCTGCACCTATTGCTGGCGAACTCGGTAGTGGCACATTTGACCCCTATGCTGCTGCTGCACCTACCAATGCCCTTGCTCCTTCGGCAGCACCATCGGCAATGACACCTACCAACGCTCTTGCTCCTAGAGCAGCAGCACCCGCTGCACCCACACAGGCAGACAGAATTTCTGAAATTAGAAACAGGCTGTTAAAGTTAAGTGAGTTTCCAGATGTTCCACAAGCAAAAGCTGAAGCAACAATGCTTTTGGAAGAATACAAACAGCTTAATACGTCTCATGTTGTTGGTGGGTCATTGGTAACTGGCGCAGGAAAATCATTGTTTACCGCACCTGCTGCACTAACCGACATTGCAAAATTAATAAAAGAGCGTGATGCATTGCCACCAGGCGATCCAAGTCGCGCAATATACGACAAAGAGATTGCAGACCGTGGCGCTGCAAACCTTAATGCACAACAGCGTTTAGCTTTTGATAAACAAAAATTTGCTTGGGAAAAAGCCAACCCAGGCTACGAACTCAAAGAAGATGCCAATGGTGGTTATGTTGCAATTAACAAACGCACTTTGGAAGCAGTACCCGTCATGGTCGGCGGCGCGGCGGCTCCTGTTGCGGGTGCTGCTGCACCCGCTGTTAATATTCCACAACTAACTGATCCTAAACAACCCAATGGAAAACCATTAACTTCAACCCAACTTAAAGAATATGCAGATAAATATTTCAAAGGAGATGTTAACGCTGGAATTCAATATTTAAGAAAAGAGGGTTGGGTAGAAAAACCTGCTGATGTTGCTGCTCCTGCGATTGTGAGACCGCGTACTCAATTGATGGGTAAAGCCCAAGCACTGACAGAATCACAAGGCAATGCAACTGCATTTGGTATGAGAATGAACGAGGCTCATTCTGCACTTAAAAAACTTGAAAGCAAAGGCGAAACAGGAACTGGAGTTATTGGGGGTACAGTTGGTGGCGTAGTTGGACTTGTCCCATTAATTGGTGATAAGTTAACCGCTGGTGTAGACAATATTTTTAATGTTTTGCCAAGTGTTTTAGGTGGGTATAGCTCAGAACAACAACAAGTATTAAATGGACGCATTAACTTTATTACAGCAGTTTTAAGAAAAGAATCTGGCGCAACAATTCAACCAAGTGAATTTGCAACGGCTGAAAGATTGTATTTTCCCAAGCCAGGTGATTCTGATGTTGTAATTAAACAAAAACAAAAAGCTAGAGAGTTGGCTATTCAAGCCATGAAAATTCAAGCAGGGCCAGGCGCAAAGAACATTGGCGCAAACGCACCTGTTGGCGGCAATGCAAACGATCCGTTAAATCTAGGAATTTAATTATGGCAACACTTCTTGAATTTCGGGAGCAATACCCGCAATACAACAACACGCCAGACCTTGCATTGGCTACTTCATTGCACCAAAAATTTTATTCAAAAATACCACAAAATGAATTTTTTAAGGCGCTAGACATCAGCCCTGCGTTGCTTATCCCTGGCTCTGAAAACACAATTACATTGCCTCAGCCCAAGATTAGCCTGCAAGACAGGATCATGGGCGTAGTTGAAACCCCTGCAATCATTGCAGGCGGCTTGGGACGCGCTATTACTACGCCATTGGCAAAAATCTTTGGCGAGGCATACGGTGGGCAAGGTACGCCACAGGGCAAGGCCGCAGGCGAAGAAGCCGCGCAAGCTGTTAGCCGACAGTTCTACCAGCCCCGCACACAGACTGGGCCTGAAATTGTTGGTGGAATTGGCAAGGTATTAGAAGCATTGCCACCAACCTTGGGCGCAACAGGTTCTACCTTAACTGCGCTGACTGGCCCTGCATTGCAACAAACAAACGCATTGATTCGCCCTGCTGTTGCTCCAGTCAAAAACGCCTTGGTAAGTGCTGTAACCAAACAACCAGCAACAGTAATGCAAGGTGGCGGTGCTGCGTCTACCGCTGAAGACTTGATGCGAAATGAGCGCCTTAACCGTTTTGACATTCGTGCAACAAAGGGTGAGCGTTCAGGGTCATTGGCTCAACAACAATTTGAGTCAGATGTCCAACGCGGCGTAATTTCTAATGTGTCCGAAGACACTAAAACGGCTTTGACTGAGGAAATGAAGCGTTTTAGGGCGGGGCAAAAGAAAGATATTGTTGGCAATTTTGACAACATGACAGCTCAAACGGGTGCTGAAGTAGCAGACCCAACTATGACTCGTCAAATTGGCAAAATAGTTGACAAAGCCTTGAATGACGAATACACCAAGAAATTTGACAATTACAAAGCACTGTATGCCAAGGCAGACAATGCGGGTGAAACCTTGCAACAAGTTCCATATCAGGGGTTGCTAGATTACATCAATACCAAGACACCAACAGCGAGAAAAACGCTTGATCCCATCTTGGATTCTGTTGCTGAGTCATTGGCAATGAACGACCCAAACAAGACAGGAACAATCACGGTTCGTGCCTTGGAAGACATTTACCAGCAAATTGGCAAAGTTAAAAATTCAGCAAGTGCTGGGGAAATGAAGCAGATCGTTACCCAGTTGGGTGAAGGTGCTGGCGGTGAGTTGTATCAGGCCGCACGGTCAGCAAGAAAACAACTAGCCAAAGAGTTTGAAGATGTGTCTAGAGTTGACAAGCTGCTTGGAACAAAAGCAGGTTATCAAGACCGTAGGGTTGCGCTTGACGATGTGTTTAAGCACACCATCCTTGACGGCTCATTGGAAGAAATGCGTACTGTGACTTCATTGCTTAAAAAAGCTGGTCCAGAAGGCCGTCAGGCTTACGCAGAATTGCAAGGGCAAACCTTGCAACACATGAAAGATATGCTTACCAAGGGTGACGATTTATCTTTTAAGAACTTGAACACTCTGATTAAGCAGTTGGATTCAGAAGATAAATTGGCCTATATGTTTGGAAAAACTGGCAGAGATCAGATTTTAGAATTGCGAGATGCAATTAAAGATGTGGTTGTCAAACAGCCTGGCGCAGTAAATTACCCAAACACGGCTAGTGCAGTCCTAAGAGGTTTAGAATCCTTGCAATCTTTGAGAATTCCAGGTGTCAAGTCTGTGGCTGAAATGGCTAGAACCAGTCAGTTGAAAGGAAAGGTTAAGCAGGCATTAGAACAGCCCAATAAACTGATTCCCGAAGTTCCAAGTACAAACGCATTAAAGCCTTAATCGAGGACTAATCTCATGGCATCACTTACCCCTACACCAAAGCAGCAGATTTACGGCAGCGATGGCAACCCGTTAGTCGGTGGCAAGATTTACACCTACGCCGCTGGTACAACGACTCCATTGGCAACCTACACGGATTATGGTGCTGGTACACCCAACACTAATCCGATTATTTTGAATTCGCTGGGTCAAGCTAACATCTGGCTGGCTACATCATCCTCGTACAAGTTCAGCGTGTTTACATCTGCCGATGTGCTGCTCTATACCGTGGACAACATTGCCACACCGATTGACTATATCTCCCTAGTCACCTCGCTTGCCTCGCCCCCACCTATCGGTAGCACTGCGCCTAACACTGGCGCATTTACTACGTTGGCTGCAACCACTGGCACTATCACTACTGTCAACTCCACCACGGTCAGTGCGACTACGGTCAACGCTACCACTATCACTGCAACTGGCACGATCACCGCTGAAACTTTGACTTTTGAGGGCGGTGGGTCAATGACCAAGCCGCCAGAGTCAGGCATCCAGCCAATCACCGCAAGTGTGGCTGCTAATGCACTTACGGTCACACTGAACCCAACAACCTTGGACTTCCGGTCTGCTAATTTGACCAGTGGCGCTGTGGTGTCCCGATTGATTTCCTCAGCTATATCTGTTGTCGTATCGTCAGGGTCAACCCTTGGTACTGTCTCTGGAAATCAAAGTCGAATTGTTGTATTGGCACTTGACAATGCTGGCACAGTGGAACTGGCGGTTGTCAACATTGCTGGTGGTAATGATTTGACAGAAACAGGTGTCATCAGTACCACTGCCGAAGGTGGGGTTGGTGCTGCCGATAGTGCATCAACCATCTACTCCACCACCGCACGATCTGGTGTGGCCTACCGTGTTGTTGGCTATATTGAATCTACACAGGCCACTGCTGGTACTTGGGCTACTGCCCCATCCACCATCCAAGGTTATGGTGGTCAGGCTTTGGCATCCATGAGTGGCTTGGGGTATGGGCAGACTTGGCAACTGCCCACACGTGCTTTGGGGACAACCTATTACAACACCACAGGCAAGCCAATTTTTGTAAGTGTTTTTATTGCTAGTACGGCATCATACGGTTTTATTTTTTGTTCTTTTAATGGGTCTGCTAATAAAACAATCGGTGGACTTGAGTGGATTGGCGCGGCAACTAATTATCAAGGTGTTGGAACTGCAATTATTCCTCCCGGTCAGTCATATAACATTACAGCAACATCAGGCACATTGTCTGAGTGGAACGAACTTCGTTAAGGATTAGAAATGCCACATTACAAAGCCCCCGACAACTCCCTGCACTTTATTGAGCCTGAGTACGCTCACCTACTCCCTCAAGGCAGTGTTCAAATTACTGATGCACAGGCCGAAGCCTTGCGTCCAGTAGCACCAGCACCGACTTATGCCCAGTTGCGTGCGCCTAAGTACCCACCGATTGCTGACTACCTTGATGGCGTGGTTAAGGGCGACCAAGCGCAGATTGACACTTACATTGCTGCGTGCCTAGCAGTCAAAGCACTGCACCCTAAGGCATGACATGGACTACCAAGTATTTTTTAATGCAGCCCTTGGGTTAGCGGCGTTTCTTGGCGGGTGGACACTGAACAGTATCACCAAAGCCATTGAGCGCCTTGATACCGATGTGCGGAATATGCCTCATGCCTATGTGTCCAAGGACGACTACAAGGATGAGTTGCGTAGCGTTAAAGAAATGCTTGGTAAGATTTTTGACCAACTTAATGCTAAAGCGGATAAGTGATTGATGCAATTGCCTCCGCACAGATTCAATGGCCCAACACCGAGACAAGAATCGTGTTGGTTTGCCGTGTCGTGCTGCCAAGCGAGAAGTATGGGGCTAATGAGTTCCTAGATAAAGACGGGAGGGTGTGCCGTTGGGTTGTGGAGGTCAAAAATGATCGACCCAATTAGCGCGTTCGCCATAGCACAGGGTGCTATCAAGGGTATCCAAGCTGCAATCAAAATGGGCAAGGATGTCCAAGGCATCACTGGCGATGTGATGAAGTTCTTTGATGCCAAGGACAAGGTAGCCAAGGAAGCGGTTAAAGACCCAAAGAAAAAGTACAGTTCAGATACCAGCCAAGCGATGAGCACCGTCATGCAGTTGCATGAGTTGAACAAGGCCGAGGAAGAACTCAAGTGGCATTTTATCAATCAAGGCCACAGTCAGTTGTGGAGTCAGATTCTTCTTGAGCGCAACAGCATAGTGCAGCGTAGACGGACACAGGAGATACTGGATGCTAGGGCGGCTAAGAACCGCAAGCAAGAGATTGATGAAGCCATCACAATGGCGCTTTGCATACTGGTAGCCGCTGCCATATTTTTCTTGGTGGCTTGGGGTGTAATTGCAATGAAAGGAAAGTTGTGAGCGATGAAACGTTAAACGCCAATTCAACCCTTGATAAAGTTCTTGGGTATGTAGATTCGCCATTTAAACTTGCCGCAATCCTTATCATGGGCGTGGTTGCTTTTGCTGGCTACTTTGTGTACACAAACCAAGACTTGCTTATTGGTGCTTACAAAGAATCCAAGAAGATACCCAGCATTGCCGAGGACAGGGTTGAGGATGCCTCTGCCCACCTGTTCAAAACCACCAACGCCACTATCGTTGCGGTGTTCAAAGTCAATCCAATGTTTGGCACTAGGGTGCTGTATCGAGCCTACGCCAAGGACGGCAGAGACAAAACCAATGACGGGTTAGATGTTGGACTGTTTACAAACAACGCAGCCAATAACGCCGATGTAGTTAAATTGATGGCAAACGAAATCCCTTGCGGTGAATACCGAACGGCGCAGTCTGAAATGGGAATTTGGTACATTAACAAGGGCGTTACTTATACTTGCCGTATCAGTGTTCCACCTGAACCGGGGCGGTTCGTGGGGCAGATAACCGTGGGTTGGGAAACCGAACCCGAAAACTTAGATTCAGCACGAACCATGCTGAGTATTGCAGCAACCATGCTTTCAAGGAGTAAACAATAATGGATTGGTTAAAACAAATTGCACCTACTATTGCAACCGCAATGGGTGGCCCGTTGGCTGGCATGGCTGTAACTGCTATCTCCAAAGCCATCGGCGTTGACCCTGACAAGGTTGGCGACTTAATTTCAAACAACAAACTTTCAGCCGAGCAAATTGCCCAAGTCAAGATTGCGGAGATTGAACTTCAAAAGCAAGCCAATGAACTTGGCCTTAACTTTGAAAAATTGGAAGTTGAAGACCGCAAATCAGCACGGGATATGCAATCCTCAACCAAATCAATAGTGCCGCCTTTACTGGCTGGTGCTGTGACCATTGGTTTTTTTAGCATCATGGTGCTGATGTTTTTTAACAAGATTGACAGCAGCAACCCTGCCATCTTGATGATGCTTGGCTCGTTAGGTACGGCTTGGACTGGTATCATTTCTTACTATTTTGGCTCATCGGCAAGTTCTCAAGCCAAAACAGATTTATTGTCAAAGGCAGCAAAATGAACCTCTCACCCCACTTCACCCTTGCGGAACTTACCGTAACCGACCACAGGGAGTTTGATAATTCCCCAACGCAGGAAGAAATTAGCAACCTGCAACGCTTGGCGCAACTGCTGGAACAGGTCAAAGAGGCCATTGGTGGCAAGCCTGTAATGATTAACTCTGCGTTCCGATGCAAGCAGGTCAATGACGCAGTGGGCAGCAAAGACTCTAGCCAGCACCGTCATGGCTGCGCGGCTGACCTCCGAGTGCCAGGTATGACCCCCGACGAGGTAGTCCGTGCTGTGATTGCTGCGGGTTTGCCGTTCGATCAGATCATCCGTGAGTTTGACCGCTGGACACATATCAGCATCCCTAACGTGGATGGCGCAGAACCCCGTGGGTCAGCGTTGATTATTGACAAGGCTGGCACTCGTCAGTTTGCGTAACTCGCACATTGCGTCCTTAAAGTCGCCCTGCAACTGCTCAATGGTTTCCTGCTGCTGCTGCATTTTGCGGTAAGCCTCGGCTGAAAACTGGGCAAGGTTTTCATGTGACCATGCTGCAAATTTTGGTAAGTCACTCACATTACCTCCAAGCATTTTGCAGTGCCAACAGGCCATCATTGTTGCTCTGCTGCTTGCCATTTGATTCGGTAGCCACAAACAGACCGCATTCGGTGTAGCCCTTGCGACCTGGTCGCAGGTTTACCAGTTGGTTTTTACGCACGGCGTTGTAGATGGCATGGCGTGAGATGCCAGCTTCTTCAATCTCATGGGTGGTCTTAGGCGTTTCGCAAAAGTTAACTACTAATTTGATGGTCATGTGTTTTTCTCCTCAATTGTATAAAACCAGTCATCCCCTGCGCTCCACTTGCGTGTACCGTCCACCGTCCAGAACCTTTGTGCGGCTTGGAAGTCGGGGAATTTTGTCTCAGCAGGGATCAGGCTTTGGTCGTACCACAGGCAGCGATTATTAGGCTGACAGGCAAATTGCCCATTGTCCAAGGCAATCCAGTTAAAGGATTTATGTTCTTCAGCCTGCTCGGTAAACCCTGTATCCAGTGCCATCTCATCGGCGCAAAAGTCCACTGTAAACAGGTAACGCCCAAAGTGCCACTGCTTATCTTTGCCCAAAAACTTCACGCCTAAGTTGCGTAGGCCGATTTTCTCCACAATAGTAAATCGGTAGCCCATGCAGTCCCAAAGCTGCAAAGTGTCGATGGGGAGGTCACCATGCTCTGTTTGCCACACATAAGCATGAATGGGTAGCTTGTCATACAGCGCACCATAGGCAGGCAGTAGCGACTCAATGCGGAACACTTGACCACGCAGGGCTTTGAGGCTAACCCATACGGCGGGTTCTAGTTCGCCATGCCCCTTTGTGAAATTGTATAAAAACTCCCGTCTAACAAAGCATTTAAGAGGGGGTAATGATGCGATGATGTAACTCATTCCACCACCTCCTGCTTGGCGGTCAATGCCTCAAGGCGTTTAATCCTTGCCACGTTGTAGGCAACAATGGCGGTGTGGTACTCCATGCTCGACTGGTGGCGTAGCTTGGTGCGCTGTGCTTGTATCAGTTCCTCGGCGATTAACTCGGCGGGGGTCGGCATGACCCAATGGTTCGTAAGCCACTCCCATACGTTTTTTAGATGGTTCATACTTCCCTCGCTTTCATCATTGCGTCTGCCATGCGGTAAGAGACTTCAGCAATGTAATTGCAATCAGGGTCTTGAACTTCAACCATCATCCCTTGCATGGCCTCGGCTGCAAAGTAGTCGCGCATGGTCATGCCCTTTTCAGCGCACGTGTAACTTTGTATTGGAAATGCTGTTCTGTGGTTCATTTGAAAATACTCCTCGCTAAAACTACCTTCGTGGGTTCGCACTGCTTGGTCTGCGCTTTGGTATCACTGAAGTACCCAATGGCAAAACAAATAAACGCGAACACGCCCACGCACTTAAAAAACGTCATGGCACTGTCCCACATCATCTCAAATATGGTAGGTGTCTCCTCGTCGGCTAATATCTCATCCTTAAACTCGGTTGTCATGGTTATGCTCCTTCGTTGATTAAGTATAAATTCTAGCATACCGCTAGAAAGGAATGGAGTCCCACTCCCACACATTGCAGTCAACCATGCCTGTTAGCCACTCTTTTGGTGGCTTGGCTGTAAATTCTTGGCATACTCCTGACTGTAATTTTGTACAGGTTTGGCAGTTGACTTGTATCTTGTCAAGCTGCGTTAGCTGCTGCTTCAAGTGTGACTTGATGGCGTTCAATTCGATCAAATTCATATTCTTTTACCTCTGTAAATTTTCCGTTTCGGCGTGTTGCAATCTTGGCTGGCTGTCTGATTGTGTTGGTTTCTAACCATTCCAGCACTTCATCCACGCCCCGTGGGTGGTAGCCTCTCTCGCGTGCAAACCACCAGTTCTCAGCCTTTTGCCTGGCATAACCCATGTGGTTAAAGCACACCCACTCGCTGGCGCAGCGCAACAGGCCATCGTAGTAGTCCACCCGCATACTGTCAGGCTTGCCTTCTTTGCGGTGCAACTTGTAATCCACCCAACTGACATCGTGCCAAATCAATTCTGCTGATTGGGCAGACAGCAGCGCAGCGTAGGACACCTTCACATCTTTAACTTCAGCCACTGGCTCTCTAATGATTGCGCCACAGGCGGCGCAGACCAGTGCCGATGCTAGGTTGCGCTCTCCACAGTCAGGGCAGACGCTAAATGGGGCTTCTTGCAGTCCACCCGTGCGCTTGGCTCGCCCTTTGATTGTGTCTACTGGCCCCAAGCGTTCAACGGTGTCGGTGAAGTCAAGCACCAAGCAGTCATTTTTGCCATCAGCAATGCGAGTGCCTCGACCCATTCCTTGGACATACAACACTGGCGACTTGGTTGGCCTACACCACAAGATGCAATCCACATCAGGCACATCAAAACCCACCGACAAAGCCAAGACCGTCACAAGGCAGCGGATGTCGCCAGTCTTAAAGTCTTGGATTAAGTCGGCGCGTTCTTTGGGCGGCGTTTCACCGCACACCACCTCACTCAAAACACCCAAAGAATTTAGGCGATCTGAGAGGCTTTCGGCGTTTTTGACACTAGGTGTAAAGGCGATCCATTTGAGGCGGTCAGATGCCAGTTTGGTGGCTTCCACGGCTACCTGTGACAAGTATTTTTCAACCACATCGGACAACTCGCCAACCTTGTAGTCACCGTTGGAGATGCCGACTGAACTGGCATCAATGCGGATGTGCATCAAGGCGGCTGGCGGTACGAGGGGGGCGATAAATTTAGCATCAAGCAACTCACGCATTGACACTCGGCTGGCAATCCCAGTGAACAGCGGATCGTCACCGTCAGTCAGCCAAACCTGATTACCCCTAAACGGCGTGGCGGTCATGCCCACGGTCCGAAAGTGGCAAATTTCGCCTAGCTTGGACAGGAAGCTGCGGTACATCCCCTGTGCCTTGGTGTCCACCAAGTGCGCCTCGTCAATGATGACGCACTTGATGTCACCCAACAGGTGGGCGCTTTTGTGGATGCTGCCAATGGTGGCGACAATCACATCGGCGTTGTGCTGCTTCTTGCCCAGGCTTGCGCTGACAAACCCCACATGGATGCGGTCAGGCAGCAAGGCTTGCAACTTGGCAGCGTTTTGCTCTGCCAACTCCTTAGACGGCACAAGCACCACTGTGCGGGGGTGGTAGTCAGGCCACTGATCCCACATCTGGCGCACAATCTCGGCGCAGATCACCGACTTACCTGCGGCGGTCGGAAACACTAGCAGCGGGATGTCGGCGCTGCTTTGGTGCTTTGTCCACCAGTCAAATAGGTCGGTGACTGCGCGGGACTGGTAGTCACGCAGGATCACGGCTGCGCTCCTCCAACATCAGGTCAGCAAACTGATAGGCCAACCTTACGGCTGTCTTTTCGTGGGTAGCGCCAGCAGCCAACTTACCCTGCAAGGCGGCGGCTGCAAAATAGTCGCGCAGCGTAATCTCTTGTATTGGTATTGGCGTGGTCATACAAATTTCCCTTTCCATTCCTTGCGTAAGTCAGTCACAAACTCATTCACCAGCGCGGCCTTGTCCTTACAGGCGTGTATCTCGGCGCTAGCAAGGTGTGCGACATCAACCGCAGGGTCACCGTTGACAAACTGCTTGTCGCCCAGTTGGTACACCACCGCGTCACCGACCATGTCAACGGGGTGCGCTGTCTTGGCAAGCAAGATTGGGATGTAGCGGTGGGAACTACACCCAGTGCGCTGCTTGGTCATTGGCAAGTAATTGTCATAGGCTGCACAACTCCAAAGAGCTTTGCCCGTCATCTCAGGTGTGGCGTGGGCGCAGGATCGGCAGGTTGGGGCTGGGACATCAGTGCCGTGGCAGATGCTGTGGTAGTCGCAGAACTTGCACTCGTACCAGCTTGGGTCGGCGCTGATCCCCACAGGTGGCTCGGATGCCGTGATGATTGCTAATGCCTTGTTAACGATGTCTTTGGCCTCGGCTGCGTCATAGTCGATGCGCTCGGTGTAGATGTCATCGTTGTCTTTGTTGACCACAATGTAAATCGCTCGGCGGCATCCATCGTCACCAAACTCTGCGATAGACCAATGCATATATGATTGCATCTGCGCGTAGTGTTCGGGCTTGGACTGCTTTACGCCGGATTTCTGCATTTCCTTGTAATACTTGTCAGACGAGGTTTTGATCTCCAAAATGTGCGGCGACTTCGGTGCTTGGGGTAAACCAGTCACGATGCCATCACAGTTGCCTTGGAAGTGGTGTCCAGTCTCAGGCTCGGACCAACCAAACTGCTTGCCAGTATTTGGGTTGATGTCAAACACCGTACAACCGATGGCACGCAGGTCGGCATAGACCCGTGGCTCTTGCAAGTGTCCAGTCTGAAAAACTCGGTACAAGCGGCCTGGGAACTCCGCAGGCTTAGACCAGCGGAATGAGTACCAGTGCTGGCGCAGACAGGGCTTGCCAATGGCAGATGCCCCAAGGTATGGACGCTGTGACTCAACACCGTACTTTGCCTTGTAATGGGCAAAGATGGCATCGGTCACAGGGTCTACCACCGCAGCGGGTAGTGTTGCCATATTACTTCTTAGCCCAAGCTGGTGCTTTGGACACGGGCGCAGCGGGAGCAACGTCTGCCACAGGCGCTAAGAATGCGGGTACAGAACCGCCAGCAGACTCGTAGCCCTTGATGTTGTTGCTGGCTTGGTACTCGCCCTTGGCCTCACGCACCACCACCTTGATGGTGACTGGCTTGTGGTGCAAAGCGGCGGTGTCTTGCAGCTTGATGACATTCACGGCATGGCACAGAGCGCTAAGTTGCGACTGGGCAATGCGTTGGGTGTCTTCGTTGCTGTGCTGGATGTTGAGGTTCTCCCAGATGCGGCGACCCTTGTACTGACCATCAATAATCTCAAAGGTCAGCTTGAGGCCAGTGCCATTGCCTGATTTCAAAGGCTGCACATCAGAGTCAATGCACTGTGCAAGGTAAGTGCCAGCGGGAACTGGGCCAGATGATGCTTGGGGGGCAACGGTCGATGCGTCAAAAGTAAAAGAAGCCATTTTGTTTTCCTAAAAGTTAAGGTTGGACTGAAAGATCAAGATTGCGCTGCGGTCAGCGCGTCTTGGAATGCCGCCCAGTCAAGCGGCATATTGGTAAGGCCAAAACGGTTTCCACCGCAATGTGCTGGATGAGGTTCAACATGAAGGATGCGCTCGCCTGTGGTTGTGGCCTTGGTTTCCTTGTTGCCAAAGCCAGCATCTGTCTTGCTGGTGAAAATGCGGTAGCCTGCGTAGCCAACCACATCAGCCCACTCAAGCACCAGTCCTGCGGCGCGGTCGTGCAGCTTTAGGACATGGGAGTCGTAGCCTTCGGTCAGGGGGTCTTCAATGCGCTTGATCTTGTCGTGGGCAATCAAGATGATGCCCATGCTTTTCTGAGCGCGTAAGACTTCCAAGCCAGAGAGTAAGTTGCGCCATTCTTCGGCGGCTGCGACATAGCCCTTACCAAAGCCTGGTGCTTCGATATTCTTCCAATTGTTGGCCTTGCAGACATAGTCCTGCACCAACGGCTCAAGCCAGTCGAGCGAGTCCAAGAACAGGGTTTGGAACTCATGGTCCTGATTGATAAGGGTGTCGATGGCAGCGTAGACATCCTGCAAGCTAGATGCCAGCGGGAAGGCGTTGGCGTTGACAGCGTCAGCACCGTCTTCGGTCAGGATACCAATGGCGTTTGGCGCCATAGCAGCAAAGGTGGTCTTACCGATCTTGCCTTGGCCTACCAAGACAATCTTGGGGGCGCGTACTCGTTTGGTTTTGGAAATGCTTTTGAGGTCGAATGCCATGATTAGTCTTTCAGTTCAATGGATGGTTTTGCGGGTTTGGTGGTGATGTACTCGGCAGCTTCCGCATAGGCGGCTGCGTCAAGGTCTTGCAGGGCGCGGAGGTGAGCAAGGTCAACCTCTGCCTTCCAACGGAATGCCTTTTGAGCGTTCTTGCTAATGGCATCCCATGCGGTCTGCACAGCAGCGGTGTCCACTGCGCGAGTGAGCTTCCAGCTAATTTTGAATTCCTCATCGTTGTGTGTGCCTTCGCCATTGGCTGGCTTGGCAAACTGGGCTTCGATCAGCCCTTCAATTTTGAGGCGGTCGGTCTTGGCTGCTGTTTCAGCGGCTTTGGCAGCGCGTAAGGCTGCAATGAGTTCAGCTATTGACATGGTAGTTCTCCAGTTGGGTTAGTGCGGCTTCTTCGATTTCGTTGACAAGGTATTGCAACAAAATATGGGCAATGTCTTCGCCTTGGTGGTAGGCAGAGACAAGGGTTAGGTTTCCTTGAAAGGTGGGGGAGTACAGCAAGCTGATTGATCCACTAGTTTCAGAGGGTGTGTGTTCCAAGTGGCAGGTCAGAGTCACACCTTTGCAGTCGGTGGTGAACTCAACCATGCCTGCGGGACAGGCAAGTGTCTTCATGCTGCCCACCAAACAACCAAGGCGGCTGCAAGAGCGATGCCGATGGCGGTAGCCAGAGCAACATCTTTGAAAGTGGTGGAGGTGGATGCGTCTAACGAGCGTGGGCGCATATCAATGTAGTGTAGGCGGTGCTTGTTCATGCTGTTACTCCTTGAAAGATTTGGCAATGGCAACCTTGCTTAACCATCAAAGAAATAAAGCCAAGGGCTTTGGTGATGGAAGTGAATTCCATGCGTGACCAATCACCTTGTGTGTGTGTTGGATTGAATTCGACTATGTAGATTTGTTTCATGGTTTGCTTTCGTTGTGGGGGCTTGCGCCCCTGTGGGTTTAGATAGAGCGAACTTTGTGGCGGCGAACTGATGCGGTGGCGTAAGCCCATGCTGTTGCCAATGCTTGTGATGGAAAAGACCGGCTGCGTTGTTGCACTCCAAACTCTTTCCACTCTCCATTTACTAAGCGTGTGTTTTGAACATATGCACGGAAGTCTTCGCCATTGTCACGAAACACAACTGCGAATCCAATTTCACGACCTTTTTTGTCCAGCACATTAGTGCCTAGGAAGTTCATAAAAATCTCACCATATTCGTTTGTCATTTTGTTTTCCTTTAGTGTTGGCCTTTCGGCGTGGGGCCAACAAGAAATTTGCTGGCTTGGCTAGATTCTAGCGGTTTGCTAGTGCCTTTTTGGGAAATGTGCAAAAAAAACCAAACTAAAAACCCTTAAGGGTTTGTACTAGGTATTTATTGCCAGCAGTAGACTAGCGTCATGCTAGACTTCGCGTCCTATGACCACACAAATAACCCCATTTGAGCGCCAACGGCTCGCTAAAAAAGTTGGTATCAGCGAGCAGTATCTCTACCAGTGCCTTACAGGGCGCAGGGAGATGTCTGCTTATGAGGCTGTCAGGGTAGAGCAGGCTAGCGAGGGGATTCTTTCTCGCAAAATGCTGTGCCAGGAGAGTTGGAAAGACATTTGGCCAGAATTAAGCATGGCCCACACCAAAGCATAAACATTCACATCCAACCAGGACAAAGAACAACAATGACATCCCTAACAACAATCTTCCCAAATGGTTTTGCGGCTGCTACTGAGAGCCAAGACCTTGTAAACCCCATTGATGGGTTTCGGCGGCACTGTGAGGCATCAGGCTTGCTGGTCAAGGAGATCATCCCTGACGGTGAGATACACCGCGTGGCTCATGTGTCAAGTAAGAAGGGTGCATTGGATGGTTGGTACATCCTTCACACCAGTGGCAAGATTCCTGTGGGTATAGCAGGGTGCTGGAAAGAGCCAACCTTTGAGGCCAAGTGGGTGGCTGACATTGGGCGGTCCATGTCGTTCACTGAGCGCTTTGAGCATGACAAGTGGGTCAATGAGATCAAGGCCAAGAAAGAGGCTGATCGGTTGGTGTCACAGGCTGTGGCTGCTGAGAAGGCAGAGGATGAGGTGGGGACATATGCTGATGCGTCTGCTGACCATCCGTACCTTGTGCGAAAGCACATTGAGCCACATGGGATAAAGATTGATCGCGCTGGTCGGTTGGTTGTGCCAGTCATTGACCAGCACGGTGAGATATTGAGTTACCAAACCATTGATGCAGAGGGGAATAAGCGGTTCTTGAAGGGTGGCAAGATTGAGGGTGGGTTCTATGAGTTGCGCGGTAATCGCAAGATCGTGTTCGTGGGTGAGGGGTTTGCCACCTGTGCATCGATCCATGAGGCAACGGGGTACACGGTGATGGTGGCGTTTGACTGTGGCAATCTTGCTAAGGTAGCCAAGAGCGCAAAAGAGATGTTCCCTAACGCTAGGATTGTGATTGGCGCTGACAATGACCAGTGGACGGATGGCAATCCTGGTGTTACCAAAGGTCGTGCTGCTGCGGGGCTGGTGTTTGGTGAGATCGTGTACCCCATATTTAGCGAGTCTGACATGACGGACAACAAGCCAACAGACTTCAATGACCTGCACTGCTTGCAGGGGCTGGATGCCGTAAAAGACCAAATTGAGCGCGTGGCTGGGCCAGTCAAAGACAAGCTGGCGTTTGAATTCAGCAGGGTGGACAGCCTAAAGCTGACAGAAATCAAGTGGATCGTGGATGATTACATCGAAAGTGACAGTTTGGCGCAGGTGTTCGGTGACCCAGGCGGCGGTAAGTCGTTTGTGGCTATCGACATTGCCTGCTGCGTAGCAACGGGGTCGGCGTGGCACGGTCACCAAGTCAAGCAAGGGGCAGTGTTCTACATTGCGGGGGAAGGGCATAACGGCCTTGCACGGCGGTTCAAGGCGTGGGAACTGGGCAACGGCATATCGCTGTCTGGCGCACCAATATTTAAAAGCCACAGGGCAGCGCAACTGTATGACGCAACAGAGGCTGCGCTGGTGGCGGTGTCGATCAAGCAACTCAGCGAGGAGGCAGGCTGCGTTCCATCGATGATTGTGATTGACACATTAGCAAGAAATATGGGGGGTGACGAAAATAGCACCCAAGACATGAATGCCTTTATCCAGCACATTGATAACTACCTGCGCCAAGTCTGGAATTGCTCGGTCATCATCGTTCACCACAGCGGGACGATGGACAAGGACAGGGGTCGGGGGTCTAGCGCTTTGAAGGGTGCGCTAGATGCTGAGTACCGCGTGGCGTTGGACTCAGGCACTAAGACCATCCAGTTTGAGAATAAGAAGATGAAGGATGCTGAGATGCCCATCCCTAAGAACTTTCAGATCACTCAGGTGGACTTACCGATCCTCGATAAGCATAACCTGCCAGTTAAGGGGGCGTACCTGACCACTGTGGACATCAGCGGGTTGGTGAGCCAAGTACAGAAAAAGACCTACCTTTCACCAAACCAGATACAGGTGATGAAGTGCTTGGTGATGCTAGAAACCAAGCGATTCCAAGACCAACAAGCTCACCCAGTGAGCTATGACGAATGGCGTGAAAGTGCCAAAGAACACAATGTAAAGAACAATAGGTTCTGGGAAGTGGTCAAGAATTTGGTGTCCAAGGCGATGGTTGTGGAGGTCAATGGTGGGTATAAGAGCCATCCGAAAGCATCCGAAAGTGAGCCAAATAGTATAGTTTCGGATGACAAATAATCATCCGAATTAGCATCCGAATCATCCGAAAGCATCCGAATTCATCCGCGTGACTGCCACTCCAATCATCCGAAACTATCCTCCTAGGTATACATACCTAGGATGGATTCGGATGGAAAGCAGTTCGGATGATGTAGGAAGGATGGCGGTGGGTTTTTGGGGAATTGAGAAAAAGGGGAAAATGTGATCGAACTGGATGTGGACATGAAGGTGGTTAGTGTGGCTAACATGAGGATGCATTGGGCGGTGAAAGCAAGGTTGACGAAGGATCATCGCAAAAAGGCGTATAACGCACTTTGTGCGGTGGCTGCACCTCCTGCCCCACCTTGCACGGTTGTGTTGACTAGGGTAGCGCCAAGGGCGTTGGATGGGGATAATCTGCAATCAGCGTTCAAAGCGGTGAGGGATGGTGTCGCTGATTGGCTTGGGGTTGATGACGGGGATCAGCGCTTGGATTGGCAGTATCGCCAGCGCTCGGCTGGGGTGAAGGTGTACAGGGTTGAGATTGAGGTGATCTGATTGTCGCCAGAATGGCGTTTGGATTACTTTGTTGGGTTGGGGTTTGTTTGGTTTGTTTGGGGTTGTCGAATGTCGCTGGGGGCGACTCGCGATGACATTTCTATTGATTACGCGTACGCGCAGGGGTAATGATGAAGACTTTGGCTGAAAAGACTACAAAAAACGGTGCAATCATGGGGCGACCAGTGAAATGGCCTCAAGACCATCCAGTTTGGGGTGAGATCGTTTACAGGGTCAGCGCAGGCAAAAGCCTATCTACCGTGCTGCGCGATCCCGATCTCCCGTCTTGGCCTATGTTCTACGCCATGATGGAGCAAGACCCAAAGCTGCGCCAGGCTTACGATAAGGCAGTCCAAGACCGTGCTGACCGCATGGCTGATGAAATACTGGAGTTGTCAGACATGGAGATGCCCGAAGGACTAGAAGGCGCTATGGCCTCGGCATGGGTACAGCAAAAGCGTATGCAGGTGGACGCACGCAAGTGGATCGCCAGCAAGCTAAAGCCCCGCACGTATGGCGACCGCATCGATGTCGCTGTGACCGACACACGCATCTCAGTGATCGATGCATTGGAGGCAGCGCAGGCTAGAGTGGTAAAGCAACTGACTGTTCAAGATGTGACAGACATAGTTCCAAAAGAGACATCTACTTAATACGATGACCATTATGTTAATAGCCAAGTCGGTTATCAACAGGATATACAGACCGAAAGGGTCATGTCATGGGTTATGCACAGGGTAATGTGGACATCATGTCATTCGCCCTGTGGATAAGTCGGTGGCTGCGGATGCGGAATGCAAATCATTCGCATCTGGCACGGCATCGGGCGGCATGGCCTGCGGTGGGTGGCCCGACCGACTGGCCCAAAGGGGGGGGGTGGGTCCGGCGCGAAAGGGCCGCGGTAACGGTGGCCCTGCACACAATTTTATTTTTATTTTTTTATAAATTGATTTATCATCCCCCCCATGCCAACCTACAACAACGCCCTGACTAACCAGCCAGCCAACCGTTTGGCTTACCCTGGTGGACTCGCCAAGCGTGGCGGATCATTAGATTCGTTTGTGCCTTTGGATTACAGCAGACTGGCAGCAGGTCAGTTTAGGCAAGACACACCACAGATGCGTGAGTATGCGGCGAATGTCCCAGTTGATGTGATGCGCGGAAGGTTGGCAGGGATGCTAGGTTTCCCAAGTGATGTTTTGAATATGTTTAGAACACCATCGCCAATGGAGATGTTTGGGCAGACGGATTACGAGCAACCAACACAAGTGCCGTATGGATCGGAACAGTTTCTTAAAACGCTGCCACTAGCACCAGCAGAAAACAATCCACTAGGTCGTGTTGCTAATCGAGCTGGTTCGCTTGTACCGTTTACACCAATGGAAGCATTGCAAGCAGCACGAATGGCGAGACAGGCTGCAATGGCAACAGGCAGAGCTGGTGAGCGTTACGCAGAGAGAGTAGTCCCACAGATCATGGAGCGCGGTGGGCTTGGTGCTGAGATGCTGCAAGGTTTGTCGCAAGGGGCAAGAAGCAATGCTGTACCACCATCTGGCAGAAGTGGCTTTGGTGCTTTTGATCCTCGCTATGACCCACGGGTTTTAGAGCAGCCTAGATTGCAGTCAATGACCCGCGACATTCAATTGAATCCGAATGTGCAAACAGCGCCAACAGTTTCTTTGGCTGATTTTGAGGGTAGGCCGTTTATTACGAGCATGGCTGACCGCACAGCCGCAGGTGGTAAGTTGCTTGGCATCGACAATGTGCCGTTTAACAGACCAGTAGATTTGTTGGGTGGTCAAGACTTTATGTTCAACAACCCAGGCTTGGTTTGGTCATCTGGCAATGCGCCATCAAAGGCGTTGATGAAATATGCCGATGAGATCAAAAATATTACTGGGCAAAATCCGTTGTATGTGCCTTATCGCATGGCCCCGACTGGCGGTGATTTTGCTCAAATGACTGGTGAGACTATGTTGTCTTACGCTGATGCGGCTATGAACAAAACGCAAAAAAATAAGTTTGACAAGTCAATTAAGAAATTTATTCCTGACTGGGCTGGTGTGTCTGATCCAACAAGTGTTGCTCAGTTTAGGGCTGCGCCAGACAGCAAGCGCAAGGCCATCAAAAAAATGATGGACAGAGATTTCCGAGATGAAGGTGGTTTGAATATTGGCGGCGCAAGATTGGCTGTGTCTGACCCAGCGCAATTGGCAGCGCAAGAGGGTGGCATCCAAAATGTGGGTGAGATATTTGCAGGCAGTCCCATACTTAAATCAAGCCACCCAGCTTACCCAAGCGGCGTGCAAGGCCAAGGCATTGGCACATTGGCTGAAGACCGCAATATTTTTGAATTGTTGCCAGGCGTTGTCAAGGCGCGAAATATGCCTGACCCAAAAAATCCAAGGGCTTCAGATTTAAGGGCAATGCAGATGCACCCTTACGCTGGCATCATCACCAACGAGTTGCTCAAGAATCTTGGCTATTGAACAAGAATTTTGGATTAAAAGTGGCAGCAAACTTTTCACCATACCGATCAGCCAAAAATGATTTGACCGATTCTTCGGTGACAGATTGCACGCCAGTAACCACGCAGCGCGTTTCGTGCAGACCAAGTGCCTCCAACATCTTGGATGGCATCTTGACTTCGGTGTTAACTATTGGAGATAGAATCATGCCCATATTCTATCAAATGGCTAGATAAATGCAACTCCCAATCTACAAAGGCGAAGACGAACAAAAGTTGATGATTGAGCTGTGGTCGCCAGCAATCGCTGATGACCTAGAGGCTTTTGTCTTGTACGCCTTCCCTTGGGGTCAGAAGAACACCCCACTGGCTAAGTTCAGTGGCCCACGCAAGTGGCAAAGAGAGGTGCTGCGAAATGTGACTACGCACATCAGGGCGCAAAAGGGCAAGGTTAACTTTGATACGATTAGGGAGGCAGTATCCAGCGGTCGAGGCATCGGCAAGTCTGCGCTTGTCAGTTGGCTGGTCCTTTGGATGCTGACAACCCGCATTGGTGGCTCGGTGGTTGTCTCTGCCAACAGCGAGAATCAGTTGAGATCAGTCACATGGGCAGAGTTGACCAAGTGGTCGGCAATGTTGATTAACGCCCACTGGTGGGAAATCAGCGCGACCAAGCTAGTGCCGGCGAAGTGGTTGACTGATCTGGTTGAGAAAGACCTCAAAAAAGGTACGCGCTACTGGGCCTGTGAGGGCAAGCTGTGGTCAGAAGAAAACCCTGACTCCTACGCAGGTGTCCACAATCAGGACGGCATGATGCTGATCTTTGATGAGTCCAGCGGTATCCCCGACCCTATCTGGGAGGTTGGCGCAGGCTTCTTTACCGAGAACACCCCTGATCGGTACTGGTTTGCATTCTCCAACCCACGGCGCAACAACGGCTATTTCTTTGAGTGCTTTCACTCCAAGCGCAACTTTTGGACAAGTCGGTCGGTAGACGCACGCACGGTGGAAGATACTGACAAGGCGATCTACGAGCAGATCATTGCCGAGTACGGCGAAGACTCCAGCCAGGCCAGAGTCGAGGTCTATGGTGAGTTCCCTGCCAGTGGCGAGGATCAGTTCATTGGTTCTTTGTCAGTTGACGATGCAATGAAGCGCCCCAAGTACAAGGACATGACCGCCCCCATCGTGGTCGGTGTTGATCCTGCCCGCGGTGGCATGGACAGCACGGTGATTGTGGTGCGACAAGGCAGAGACATCATTGCCATCAAGCGCTTCAAGGGTGATGACACCATGACCACGGTGGGAAATGTAATTGATGCCATCGAGGAGTACAAGCCAGCCCTAACGGTCATTGATGAGGGTGGCCTTGGCTACGGAATACTTGACAGACTAGCAGAACAACGGTACAAAGTGCGTGGGGTCAACTTTGGCTCGAAGGCAAAGCAGTCTATTGCGTTTGGAAACAAACGCGCTGAGATGTGGAATGACATGAAGAACTGGCTGAAGACCGCCAGCATTCCAAGTGACCGACAACTGAAGGCCGACCTGGTTGGGCCTATGAAGAAGCCCAACTCATCGGGTACAATTTTCTTGGAAGGCAAGAAGGAAATGAAGTCAAGAGGCTTGGCAAGTCCCGATGCAGCGGATGCGCTGGCGGTGACATTTGCGTTTCCTGTTGCACATCGAGAGTACAATGGCAGAATGGAGCGCCGAGTCGTTCAAGAACGCGGCGCTGTATCAACGGGTTGGATGGGGTCTTAAATGAAGAAGACGGTTTCATTATCTGTTGGGCGTGGCGAGAAGCTGCCTACATCCAAGGGCGCGGGTTTGACTGCCAAAGGCAGAGAGAAGTACAATGCCGCAACTGGCTCAAACCTTAAAGCGCCAGCCCCTAGTCCTAAGACCAAGGCAGACCAAGGTCGCAAGGATTCATTTTGTGCAAGAATGGGCGCAGTGGCAGCTAATGCCAAAGATGGCGAACGTGCCAAAGCAGCCCTTAAACGATGGAAGTGTTAATCATGGCTACTAAACCCGGTTTGTACAGTAACATTCATGCTAAACAAGCACGCATCGCCGCTGGCTCAAAAGAGAAAATGAACAAGGTTGGCAGCAAGGCAGCGCCTAGCGCAGCCGACTTCAAGCAAGCAGCTAAAACAGCGAAGAAGAAGTAAATGAGCTTTACCAAACCAATTGGTGTTGCGTACCTTGATCAAGATATTGATGGTGGCATCATTGGTGCAACTAATCCTCAATCTATTACTGGCACAACAGTTTTTGCGACTGACCAGATTGGTTATACCAATGGTGCTTACGGCACAGTCACCCAGCAAAACAATAAAGCCACTGGTGTTACGATAAACAAAACGGCTGGAACTATTACGACAGCCAACGCGCAGATGGCCCCCAATGCAGATGTTGCGTTTATTGTCACCAACAGCCAAGTGTCTGCTTTGGACACGGTAATCGTGAACATTGCGTCTGGCGCTACTGCCACTTTTGCGTATTCAATTGCGGTAGTGACCGTGACCGATGGTGCGTTTACAATCAATTTGAGCAATGTGTCAAGCAACGCATACACGGATACGCTTAAAATTAATTTTGCGGTTCTTCATGTTTTGCCTGCGTAAAGGATAACCATGCCACTTGTCAAATCAAAGACACCCGAAGCATTCCGCAAGAATGTCAAGGCTGAAGTTGCCGCTGGCAAACCGATCAAGCAAGCCGTGGCAATTGCGTATTCAGTAAAACGTGAGGCTGCTAAACCAGCCCCAAAAGGTAAGAAATAATGGCTGATTACACAGGAATTGCCGCTGCTGGCGCTGTATCAAACGGTGGTTCTGCAAAGGACAAGAGCAGTTCCGACATTCTCGCTACCGCACGCAGTCGCCTTGACATGGCGATCTCTGCGTTGTCAGAGTCGCGTGAAGACGAGATTGATGACCTGCGTTTCTACGCTGGCTCACCGGACAATCATTGGCAATGGCCTGCTGACGTACTTGCTACCCGTGGTGCAGTACAAGGCCAAACGATCAACGCACGCCCGTGCCTGACTATCAACAAACTACCCCAACACGTTAAACAAGTTACGAATGACCAAAGACAAAATAGACCAAGTGGTAAGGTCATTCCTGCTGACGACAATGCAGACGTGGAAATTGCCGAAATCTTTAATGGATTGGTACGCCACATCGAATACATCTCTGATGCCGATGTCGCCTATGACACAGCGTGCGAGAACCAAGTCTCCTATGGAGAGGGATACATCCGGCTGCTGACTGAGTATTGTGACGAAAACACATTTGACCAAGACATCAAGATTGGGCGAATCCGCAATTCTTTCAGCGTCTATATGGACCCGACCATCCAAGACCCTTGCGGCGCGGATGCAAAGTATTGTTTTATTACCGAAGACATCCCCAAAGCAGAATACGAGCGCCTGTATCCCAATTCAGCGCCCATTACAACTTTGCAATCTTTGGGTGTGGGCGACCAATCCATCTCCAACTGGCTCAATGAAAACACAGTCCGCATTGCTGACTACTACTACATTGACTATGACCGTGCTACATTGAATTTGTACCCCGGCAACTTAACAGCGTTTGAGGGTACGCCCGAAGACAAACAATTTAAGGCAATTTATGGAAAACCTAAAAAATCTCGTGAATCTGATCGTGTCAAAGTTAAATACTGCAAGATCAACGGTTATGAAATTCTTGAAGAACGTGATTGGGCGGGGAAATACATCCCAGTAGTTCGCGTTGTTGGCAATGAATTTGAGGTTGATGGGCGTTTGTACCTGTCTGGCCTAGTCCGAAATGCAAAAGATGCACAGCGGATGTACAACTACTGGGTATCTCAAGAGGCTGAGATGCTGGCACTTGCACCAAAAGCCCCATTTATCGGCTACGGTGGTCAGTTTGAAGGTTACGAAGACAAGTGGAAGACCGCAAACACGACAAATTGGCCTTACCTAGAGGTAAACCCTGATGTGACTGACGGTTCTGGCGCTGTTTTGCCATTACCACAACGCGCCCAGCCCCCAATGGCATCTAGCGGCCTGTTGCAAGCCAAAGCTGGCGCTTCCGAAGACATTAAATCGACAACGGGTCAATACAACGCTAGTTTGGGCATGGGAAGCAACGAACGCTCAGGAAAAGCAATTCTTGCGCGTCAACGTGAAGGTGATGTGGGTACTTACCACTACGGCGACAACCTCGCCCGTGCGGTACGCCACATCACTCGCCAGATCGTTGACCTTGCGCCTAAGATTTACGACACACAACGCGTGGCGCGGATCATCGGCGAAGACGGTGAAACCGACATGGTCAAGATTGACCCCATGCAGCAAGAACCAGTCAAGAAAATTTTTGATCCTATGAACCCATCGGTAGTGATAGACAAAATCTATAACCCTGCCGTGGGTAAGTACGATGTGGTGGTAACCACAGGCCCCGGCTACGCAACCAAGCGCCAAGAGGCACTTGAGGCAATGGCGCAGTTGCTGCAAGGCAACCCACAATTGTGGCAAGTGGCTGGTGATCTGTTTGTCAAAAACATGGATTGGCCTGGCGCACAGGAAATGTCAAAACGCTTTGCCAAAACCATCGACCCCAAACTCATGGAAGACGGCGACAAGTCGCCAGAGTTGCAGGCTGCTGAACAACAAATGCAGGCAATGGGCGCTGAGATGGATCAGATGCACCAAATGATTACCAATGTCGGCAAGTCGATTGAGATGCAAGACATGAAGCGCAAAGACTACGAGGCCGAGATCAAGGCGTACCAAGCCGAGACACAGCGCATTAGCACAGTTCAAGCCAGTATGTCACCAGAGCAGATTCAAGACATCGTGATGGGTACAATCCACGCAGCAATGGATTCTGGCGATATTGTGAACGGATCACCAGAAATGCGTGAACCCGCAGAAATGCCTGAGATGCCTGAGATGCCAATGGAACAACAAGGTATGGAGCAAATGCCACCACAAGGAATGCCAAATGAAATGCAATGATTTTATGGGAATGTTATTTTTAGCCCGTGATGTAACTCACAGTGTTCATTTGAACACCCGCAGTTACTCTAAGCACGTTGCTCTCAACATTTTCTATGACCGCATTATTGGTGCTGCCGATGACTTTGCCGAGGCTTACCAAGGCAGACACGGTATGATTGGGCCAATTAGCCTGATGTCTGCCAAAAAAACGACCAATGTAATTGAGTTCTTGCAAGACCAGCTTGACGAGATCGAAAAGTGCAGATATGAAGTAGTTGACAAATCAGACTCATCGCTGCAACAATTGATTGACAACATTATTGAAATTTATTTACGCACGATTTATAAATTGAAGTACCTTGCATGAAAAAACGAGAAGCAAAAGCCTTTAGCTTAAAGTTTTATAACACGGGAAAACCGTGTAAGCATGGGCATTTGTCAGACAGATATACAAGCACCGCTGTTTGTGTTGAATGCATAAAAATTGCAAGTGTTGATAAGTATAAAAATAACCGTGATTCTCAACTTGCTTCTTGGCGTAAATGGCACGAGTCAAACAAAGATATTCACGGAATTCGTGTTAAGCGTTGGCAATCAGCTAACAAAGACAAAGTAAAAGCAGACGCAAAAGCATGGGCAGCAGCAAACCCTGACAAAGTTAAAGCCAAAGCACTTCGGCACATTAAAAAACATCCTGACGCATATACTGCGCGTGCTGTGGCAAGTGTTGCCAAAAGGGCTAAACGTGTGCCACAATGGCTTACTTCAGAGGATAGGTGGTTAATGCGTGAAGCCTATTCACTTGCTAAACTAAGAACAGAATTGTTCGGGTTTAAGTGGGAAGTTGACCACATAATTCCTTTGCGTGGTAATCTAGTTTCTGGGCTTCATGTGCCAACAAATTTGCAGGTATTGCCCAAGACAGAAAACCGTAGCAAAAGAAATTATTATTTGTTGAAATAAGGAGAATATTTTGGAACTCTTAAACCCTCTGGCAGACACCAATTTTCCAGCTAAGTCCATTACTTACACCGGCACTGCTGGTGTAACTGGTGCTTGGCCTGCTGGCGCTCAAGGCGTGGTGGTTTGGTCTGACCAAGCGTGCTATGTTTTGGTTGGCGAAGGTGTTACGGCTACAACAGCCAGCACACCCATCCCCCCATTTACACCGATTCCATTCAAAGTGCCAAGCAGCGTTAGCGGTCAGTGGCGCGTGAGTGCGATCCAAGTGTCTACTGGCGGCACGATCTACTGCAAACCAATGAACTCACAATGAGTTACTTTGGCATCCCTATTCGGAACGGTGTTTCCATTGGTCTTGGAAGCATTATTTCCCTTTTGTCGGGGTATGCCAGTGCAACGGTGCAAGGCAATCTTTTAACTGAGATCGGCGACAACCTCGTGCAAGAGGACGGCGGTCTAATTTTGTTGGAGTGATAAATGGCTGATACAAAAATCTCTGCTCTACCGAGCGCAACCGTCCCCCTAGCGGGTACTGAGGTACTGCCAATTGTGCAGGGCGGCGCGACTACCAAGGTAAGCGCAAACGGCCTGTTTAACAATCCAACAGTAACCAACTATACCGAGGCAGTCGTTGCCATTGGCACAGTGACCACTACAAACACTATTGCTTTGACCACTGGCACGGTGCAGACTGCAACTTTGACCGCATCTACGGCTTGCACGTTCACAATGCCTACCGCTACGGCTGGTAAGTCTTTTGTGCTGCTGCTTAAACAGGCAGCGGCTACGGGTAACGGTACAGCAACATTTACGGGTGTAAAGTTTAATTCTGCTGGCGCACCAACAATTACTGCAACCGCTGGCAAGATGGACATTTTGACCTTTATTGCTGACGGCACAAACTGGTACGGTTCTGCCTCTCAA